TGGGTAAAGTTTTACTCAAAACAGTTTTTTGAATTGATGTATCAGCTCTTAAATTTGCTAAATCTTCGTTTTGTTCAAGTTTTTCTTCTTGATTTGACTGATTCATCATTGCTTTCATCTTATCAAGGTTAATTCTCTCTTGATCTTGTTCTTTTCTACGTTGATTTTCCATTGCTCTAAGGTCTAATTCTCTTGATCTTAGTTTTGCAATAGGATCATTGTCAAATTGTGAAGTAATTTCCTTCTCTTCCTTCATAAATTCTTCCATCATCTCTGCAATTAACACAGCTTTTCTTCCTTCAATCTTCTGAGTAAGCATTTGAACCTGTTGTTGTAGTGCAGGATTCTGTTGTGCCATCTGTTGCATTTGTTGTAACTGAATTAATTCATCTCTAAACTCTAATTCAATCTGTTCTTGAGACATTAAACTAATATGTTCAAAAATATTTTTTTCTAAACTTGCCATAATCATTGGATTGTTTCTAGCAATGTTAGTTGCCATAAAATTTAAGTGAGCTGTAATATGAGCTCTGTGATCTTGACCAGGAAAAGCTTGAAATTGTTTTCCAGCTAACGCATCAATGTGTTCTAACGCCGGATCTTTTGGCATAGGTTGCATTGGTTTAATTAAAACTTGATCAATATTTTTTACACCTAATGCTTCATACATATTTCTATAGGCTGCATATAGATTATGCATTTGTGGATTAGATGATGCCAGTTGCAACTCAGTTTGCGCGAGGGAAATACGCTGAGTTTGTGAAAAGATGTTGGGATCCGCAACTGGCAATATATCTACTCTATCATCAAAGTCAGTTTGTTTAATCATTCTTTGACCCCCAACTACATCATACGGATATTCCGGTGGTAGATATAACTTGAATACTCTAGCTAGTAATTTAAATTCTTGTTTAAGAGCAGAGTAAATTCTTTTGTGAATAGCAGACATAGTTCTACTTCCACGTTCTAGTAACGCAACTGTTGTTCCAACTGCTGCTTGTTGATTGCCATCACCAACTTGTAAATCTGCGATCGATGCAAACCTTTGACCAGCTTGAACAACTATACCCATCAGGTTTAGTAATGTAGCTGATGGTTCTTTAAATGGTAACATCATAAATGAATCTCTTAAATTTCCACCTGGTGCATCTACATCTCTAAACTCACCTGGTTGAATTGATTGTGCATCATCTCTAATTCTAATACCACGCATTTTAAATCCTGCAGGTAAGTTAGATAAAGTTCCTGCATCTAACAATTGTCTTAGTGCAGAAGTTGCAGTTCTTGATAATCCACCAATCATGTGAATTAAACCAAAACCATAAAAACCTAAACCTGGTAAAAATTTAAAGTGTACAAAATAATTAATTTTATTTTTCATTGCATCACCTATTTCATAGTTTCTTCTAATAGATAAAACTTCACGTGAATTTTCTTCAAGTGTTACAATGTATGGGACTTTAATTCCTGATGGCTCACCAGTCTCTTGATTTACATCTTCGAATCCTTCTAAGTCTAAATCAATATGACATTCTAATAATGTATAAACATCTTCGTTTGTAGTTCTTGTTACTCCTTCAAGTTCTCTTTCTTTTTTTTCAATTTCAGTTTCTTTGTCTCCAGGTTTTCCTATTTCTATATCTTTATAGAATCCACCAACCTGTTGTTTTCTTAAATCGTTTTCAGAAATTTTTACACGATGAATAATTGCTTCCGCATCATCTAATGAGGTAGCTGTGTACGGAACAATTAAATCATCTGCAGGAACAAATTTAGAAACTGCTCTTTGTTCCATATCGTCATAGTAGACTTTTTTAAAAGCAGAACCTGCTAATGGTAAGTTAAATAATAACTGATCAAAATCTGGTTCATACTCTTTCATTTTTTCCATCAACTCGTAGTTCATGAAATCTTTTACTCTAGTTGCTTGTTGAGTTTTTTCTGGAGTTGGTACACCTATAGTTTGTGTTCTAACTGGTCCATCTGCCGGAAGTAATTCTTTATAAGCTAATGCTTGAAACTGTGTGACTGCTTCTGCTAATACTGGGTGTGTTGCACCACTAGCTCCTGAAAAAGGTTCTGTTCTATTATTATATTTAAAACCTAAAAGGTCTAAACCTTGTGTATAAGTTTGTGCCCAATCTTTTCTTGAAGAAGTGTAGTCTTGATACTTACTAGATAAATCTGACGCTAATCTTCCAAGTACATCATCAGGTAAAAATTCTGCTAAGTTTGCATAATGTTCATCACCACCTTCAGGTGATGCTGCACCTGGATCAAGATTTATATCTACTGATCCATCTTCGTTTTCTGAAACTTCAACGTCGTCAGGTGATTCTTGAACTGCTTGAACTTCTTCAATTATCTCTTCTTGAATTTCTTCTTCACCAGGAACATTAACTGTTTTTCTGACTTCGTTTGGAAGTGCTTTGTCTATATCTGCCATTATATTTTTTCTCCGTAAGTTTTATCTGTTTAACACCATTATAGTTAATATTCAACCCCTGAGGCATGGGCCCTGATTCCGGAGGAATTGTTCTGGTAAGCCTTTTAGTCATTACCAAATCTTTTAAATAATTCTTGTCCTGGTCCTAAGGCAAATTCTTTATATGACATTCTATCATCATAACCACCTTTACCACTGAAGAAATAATCTCTCATCCATTTTTCAGATTTAGGCATTGTGCCATCGCCTTGGTCTTTTCTTGTTTCCTCCATAGCTTTTTTAACTGCCTGACCGAATTCATAACCATCGTCCATAAGTTCTCTTACTCTTTCATTAAATTCTGCATCAGGATCCAGGGAGCCTATACCAAATTGTGCTCGGCCTCCATCAGCAAATTTTTTAAAATACATTTCTGCAAATTTATCTATATCCATGCCAGTTGCTTCAAGGCCTCCGGCTTTAATATAAGCTTCTGTAACCATCGCATTATATTCTGTATCTCCACCTTCTAAGAAATTAACTCTGCCACCAGTTGCATATTTTTCAAGTTCATCTTCATACTCTTTTATTCTATTAGTTACCTTTTCTCCTGTCTCACCAAATAATGGTTTAACAATATCTAAATATTCATCTACACTTAGTTCTCCATTTTCATATGCTTTTTGTGAAAACATACCAACTAAGTCAACAAAAGTTTTTGGAGCTAAAGTGTTAACAGCTGCTTCCGTGTTAAGCATGTCTAACATTGGTTTAAATCTTTTAGGTTTTTTAGGTGGAGCTTTATCAGGCACTACAGGACTCCTGCGATACCGCCCATAGCTAGTTTTTTCTTTTCTTTTTTTCTTTTCTCAATTAATTTTTTGATCATCTCAATATCTAAATCTATTTTGTTACCTTCTTTTTTAATTGGTAAATCATCCTGTTTATTTTTATAGTAAGTTTTATAATCTGCGACGTCTTCTACATCAGGATTCATAATTCGTTCTTCTCTCATATTTTCAATTTTTGTCATCACTGCTGGATTACCCATCTTGTCTGGTTCTGTACCACCAGCATAACCCATTCTCATCATACCACCACCCATAGCCATAGCTCTATTTTCTTGCATCATTTTTTTTCTAGATAAATACATATTGATATAATCTTCTACAGAAATATCTCTAACAGCTGGATCGCCTTTTTGTTTTAAATCGTTGTATTCGTTAATGACACCCATTAACTCCAAGTCAAATTCATCTTCTGGCTCTGATGCCATTTTAATTGATGGTGTTTTTCTTTTTAATGAGTTAATACCACCTTGATCTTCATACTCTTCAGGGTCATCGAGATCCTCTAAGGTATCACCCAGCTCAATAGCTCTGAGCATGTCTTTTAATCTTGGATCGTTTTCGTCTATTGCCATAATGGCTAATAATACACTTTTGGAGTCTGTTGTAAAGGCTCATCTTCATAATCTTCAGGGTGTTGAATTAATCCACCTTGTCTGAATCTCATTACTGCTTGAGTCATCGAGTCCACCAAGTCATCGTGGTCTCCATATGGAAAAGCTGCACATTCTTCAATTACTTCTTGCGCAAAATCCATTTCAGTAGGTGCATATATTTTACCAGACTCGAACAATGGAGATACAGAATTAACTCTTGTATGTTTATCATTACCACGTGATGGTGTAAAATTTATTACAGGTATACCTGCTTTTCTTAATTCATAAGTTAGAGGGAGCCCGGATGCTTTGCCCTCTATGATCACTGTCTCTGGTTGCCAGTATCCGTATTGATCTAATGCGATACGTCTTAGTTCTGGAAACTCATATCTACCTTTAACAGAATCAACCAACATTAAACAAGGACCACTATCTTCTGATGGATGAAATACACCCCAGGTGGTAATAGCAGAATAGTCGGCAGTTTCTTTTTTCATGAAAGCTGTATCATAAGATTGTATGACGTGTTCTAATGGTGGAATATCATCTTCCCAATTTTGCCACCATTCTCTTTTAATCAAAGCTCCTTCTTCACCGGTTGGATTTTGCATGTACTGTGCATTCCATTTTGATAATGGAATAGATGCTTTAACTGATTCTAGATCTTTTAGATTCCAATATTCCGGCCACAGGGGTTTACCGCTTGGCATGATTGCAGGAAACTCAATTAGTTCCCATTGATCAGCTTTAGGTTGTTTTTGTG